CGGTCAGGCTGTTTATGTGAAGGCGGCGTCCACGGTGTCTACCTACATGGCGGTGTCCGTGCAGGTGGATAACAACGTGGTTCCGCTTACCACGACCAACTCGGCCAACAGTAAGGTCATCGGGTTTGCCCAGACCTCTATTGCCTCGGCCTACTACGGTTGGGTGCAGATCGGCGGCAAGCCGCGTGTCAACGTGCTGATTGCGTGTCAGCCCAACGTCCCGCTCTTTACCACCTCAACGGCTGGCTCGCTTGACGACGCCACCGTGACGGCGGGTTTGGTGGCGGGCCTTGTGGCAACCACCTCGGCGGCATCGGCTTCGGCACCTACCTGCGTTGCGGGCTACCCGCACGTTTGGACTGGCCCGACGAACGCCTAATGCAGCCTCTGGAGATCACGGTACAGGCGGCAGGGACGGACGAGGAACTGTGTTCCAACATCCGCTCGGCGCTGGCCCGTGGTCTACCAGAACTGACCCTCGCTCCCACCAAACACGATGGCAACATGGTGCTGGTGGCGAGCGGGTGGTCTATGCCTGACTACATTGACGAGATCAAAGCCCACCGCAAGGCAGGACGACCGATTGTCAGCATTAAGGCCACGCACGATTACCTCGTCTCAAACGGCGTGGAGCCTGATCTGTGGGTCAACCTTGACCCCCGCGACCGCACTAGCGGCATCCAGCGGCTGAACGACCATACGACCTATATGCCCGCCTCGCGCTGCCCGCCCTCCACCTTTGACTACCTGAATGGCAAGAAGGTGTTGCTGTGGCACTCATGGGCGCCCGGGGCAGAGATGGAGGCGCTGGGGCCAAACAAGTTAGCCATCGGTGGCGGCACGACCTCGGGTCTGCGTGCCATCAACATCGGTTACATCCTCGGGTTTCGCAACTTCACGCTATACGGCTACGACTCTTGCAACCGCGCAGACGGCCTCAAGCGTTTTACGGGCGAGACCACCGGCCCATCCATAGACATTTTCGTGGGCGGCCCGACAGGCAAGAAGTTCAACTGCAATATGGCAATGGCCCAGCAGGCCAACGAATTCCAGAAGATTTTTGAGGTCATGCCCGATGTCACGCTAGACGTTAAAGGGCCGGGGTTGATTGCAGAGATCATGCGCGTGCGTAACGAGCAAAAGGTGGCGGCATGACGCTGCCCTCTCGCGTTCTCGGTAGCGGACTATCACAACTGTCCACCGTTGCCATTTGCGGCGATGGGATGGACGACATTGTGGCGGCGGGTACGTCGGCAGGCGATGCCACGCAACTCACGCATATTTACAATTCTATTGATACCGCACCCTCGGGTAGCGGTGTAAAATTACCAACGTCGGAAATGGGCGCGGTGATTGTGGTGGCTAACTCAGGGGCGCACAGCCTTACGGTTTACCCGCAAAACGGCAATACGATCAACCAAACCACCTCGGCAGTTATTGCAAAGGATCATACGACTTTGTTTTTTGCTGTATCTAATACCCAATGGTACAGCCTGAACGGTACGCGAACCTAAATCCCCACAGGAGAAAGGAAATGCTAGATAGCGACATCAACAACGCCGACGCCCAACTGCACGTTGAGTTTTACACCCGCGAGGACGGCCCAAAGAAGGGCAAGTCCTATGTGCGGATCATGGCCCCGGGAGACAAGACCAACATCATTGACCAGCCGGTACGCGACGATCATAAGCAGCGTTTCCCTCGGCAATGGTTGTATTACCAGATGCAGCAAAGCGAAAGCGCCGCCGAGCAGATCGGCACGCCGCTCACGCAATGGCATCGGGATTTCCCCGAGGATGTCAGCAAGGACATGATCGCGGAACTGAATATCCTCAAGTTTGTGACGGTGGAGCAGTTGGCGTTGGCCTCCGACAGTCAACTGCAGCGCGTGGGCATGGGTGCAACCGGGATGCGCGAAAAGGCGCGGATGTACCTTAACCGCAAGAACCGCAGCGAAAGCAACGAAGAACTGGCCGACACCAAGCGTCAGTTAGCCGAACTTCAGGCGCAGATGGCTGCCATGATGGACAAGCCGAAGCGCGGTCGTCCCGCAAAAGTAGTGGAGACATAGTATGGGCAGCACGATGGTTCAGTTGATTACGGAATGCACGCAAGAGTTAGGCATTCCGACCCCGACGACGGTGGCGGGGAATAACAGTCAGGACGTCGTGCAGTTATTGGCGCTGATGAATGCGTGCGGCTATGAGTTATTGCGCCGCGCTGATTGGCGTGAATTGACCAAGCAGCATACGTTTTACACCGAGGCGACGACGACCACGGGGACGTGGACGACCAGTAGTTACACGATTACGGGCATCCCCTCTACCGCAGGGCTATCGACCTCGTATCAGGTGCAGGGCGTCGGCATCCCGAACGCCACCTACATCACCTCTGTAGACTCCGCAACGTCGGTAACGCTGAACTACGCGCCGACCGAGGCGCAGGTTGGCGGTCAGTTGATTTTCCAAAAGGTCAAATACGACCTGCCCGCTGACTACAACAGCACGGTCAACCGCACCCATTGGGACAAGAGCAAGCGTTGGGAAATGCTTGGCCCCGAGTCCGCGCAGCAATGGGAATGGCTGCTCTCGGGTTACATTAGCACCGGCCCGCGTATCCGCTGGCGTCTCCTCGGCAAATACTTTCAGATTTGGCCGGGCATGAACGCAGGCGAACTTCTCGGCTTTGAGTACCGCAGCCGATCTTGGGCCGAAAGCGCGGCAGGCGTACCCAAGAGTTCGTTTACCGCTGACGATGACACTTGTATCTACCCAGATCGCTTAATGGTGCTGGGTACAAAACTCAAGTATTTTGAGGCGAAGGGCTTTGACACGACCGCCCTCTACCGCGATTACCTGATGGAATTTGAGACAGCGGTGGCGCAGGACACGGCAGCGGCAAACCTCTCGTTTGCGCCGCGCCCCGGCACCGTCCTCATCGGCTACGACAACATTCCTGACTCAGGATTTGGGACTGACAGTCAATGAACGTGGCCCCATCGTTGCCGCGATTTGATGCGACTGATGGTGTTTTCTCTAACGCCATATTCCGCAGCGATTTCGCGTTGAAGTCGGGTATCGGCGCGAATAGCCCGCACTTGCGCTTCAGTCAATTTGGCCGCAGCGCATCGCTCTCCGCAATTGGAGGTGCCATGTTTAATGCGATCCAATTGGTTATTACGCGGGGTGTCCCAGCGCAAATTTTCAAGGCGGTTATCCCACGGGTCACCGTTGTTATGACAGCACTCCATTCCTTGCGGGCGCGGGCCAACAAAAGCCGTCAGCACCAACGTGTGTGGGCGCATAATTTTTTGTTTGCCATTTTTCCACAAATTCATAAATGGCCGCGTGTCATAAATGTGTTTGGTGTATGCCTTAATGCGCCCAGTTTTAATGGAGCGTATGCGGCCATGATCCGAAACCTCGTACAACCCCTCAAATCCAACAATAGCCTTCCAGTTTTCCATAAGAATCCCCTTGGTATGACTATGGGGATGTTACCATAATGGCCTCGCCCGTTCGCAGACGGCTAATCCAAAGGACGAGCAACAACGTCGCCTCGTTGCCCGCGCCCGTGGGTGGCTGGAACGCCCGCGACTCGCTTGCCAACATGGCCCCGACCGATGCGGTGACGTTAGATAACCTGTTCCCGGGTGTCTCCAGCGTTGGCATACGAGGCGGCTACACGCCGCACGTTACGGGCATTTCGGGGCAAGTTGAAACCCTGATGACCTACAACGGCGGGGCAAACGACAAGATGTTTGCCATCGCAGGGGGCAGCATTTTTGATGTAACAACCTCTGGCGTTGTGGGCGCAGCGGTAGTTACAGGGCTATCGGATAGCCGTTGGGAGTCGGTAAATATCACGACCTCGGGCGGCAGTTACCTGTACGCCGCAAACGGCGTAGACGCGCCACGACTTTATGACGGCACAACGTGGACGGCGATCACGGGCGCATCCACCCCTGCGATTACAGGCGTCACAACCACCACGCTGACCTCGCCCACCCTGTTCAAAAACAGGATGTGGTTTATCCAAAAGGACACGCTCAAGGCGTGGTATTTGCCCACGGCATCGGTGGGTGGTGCGGCGAACGTCCTAGACCTGTCATCGGTAGCGCGTAACGGCGGCACCTTGCGGGCGATGGCAACGTGGACGATTGACGCTGGATACGGCGTTGACGACAACCTCGTTTTTGTCACCGATCAGGGCGAAATTATTGTTTACCGTGGCACCGACCCCTCCAGCGCGTCTACATGGGCGCTAATTGGCGTTTGGCAGGTCGGCGCACCCGTTTCGCGGCGTTGCGTGGCGAAATATGGCGGTGATTTGCTGCTTTTGACGCTGGACGGACTGATTCCGCTCGCCTCGGCGCTGCAGTCATCACGGTTAGACCCGCAGGTGGCGCTGTCAGACAAGATACAAGGCGCTTTTGCAGCAGCAACGCGTACCTACAAAGACAACTTTGGGTGGGGATTGCTTTATAACCCGCTCAACAATGCCCTAATTGTCAATGTCCCCGTAGGCACGGGCCAGCAACAGCAATTTGTGATGAACAACATCACAAAAGCGTGGTGTCGGTTTACGGGCTGGTACGCAAACTGTTGGACATTACTTAACGACACGCCTTATTTCGGCACAGGCGGCTCGGTCGCGCAGGGCTGGACAACGGCAAGCGGCAGCGGCGGTTTTAACGACAACGGCGCGGCGATCCCGACGCGGGCGCTGCAGGCGTTTAACTACTTTGAGACACGCGGTGTCATCAAATACTTTACCCGTGGCCGCCCGACCATCTACAGCAACGGCGTTCCCGCCATCAGCATTGGCGTCAACGTAGACTTTCAGACCGCCGACATTGTGGGCGCGTTG